AAGAAAGGCACATTTTATATCATCAACTATGGAAGAAAGGCCAATTTGACGATCTGCACAAAGGGCCTCAACCATATCCTCAACCAGATCCATTGCATTGACTGTACGTTCTTCGACATCGGCCCCGCCAACAAAGGCGTATATTTCAAACGTATTTGTGATTCTATACCGCCCTAATGATTGCCCGTATTCACTTGCCGCCTGAGCAAATGAAACGCAAGCAAAAGGCACATACGGCGGCTCAATCGTTGCACCGATCTGCACTGTATTGCTCATGTCGATCCCGCTCTCACCTGATGAGAAATCAACAGCAATGAGATCGCGTATCTTTTCGGTAATTTGTCGTGTTCTTGATGCCATTTATCGATCCACATTTAAGGCAACCCGCAATAGGTTGCGCAATTCTTTGGGTGTTTCGTGCTTGAGTACTTTTTTGACTGCTCGCCCCATGAACAAACGGGGCCTCATGTACTTTGTACCAAACTCAACAAAATGCGCATAGTTCACAGGCGCGCCCGATGTGTTGCCACCCGCACGCAAAAGCACACGAGGCCGCCCATCCTTTGCATCAACAAGGCCTGTGATCGATGATCTCAGCCGTCCTGTGCGCACACGCGGGTAATCAGTTGCATTAAGTTTGGCTTCTCTCTCAGCCTTGAGAGAAAGGATCGTAAGTTGCTTGTGTAGTTGCTTCACAAGATTTTTCTCAGCGCGATCCATACGTCTTGCGAAATCTTCAAGCGTCAACTGCTTTGGCATGTATCACCTCACAGGATTTGACGCGACTCACGAAAAGGCGCAAGGATTTCTTTTACTTCGGGCGGCATGTTCTTTGGGCTTATTGAGATTGTTGCCGCTCTTTGTGTGATGCTGTCTTTGCCCTGTGTCGCTTTGTTTCGGTGCAACTGTGATGCCCACACACAGATCCCGTGCTCAAGATCTGCGGGAAGGTATGAGTTTGCAAAACCCGCCTCACATATCACCTTGATTGCACGATACCCGCGCTCAAATACATCAGTTGCCTCAATGGGCTTGAGGATGACACGCCCTTCATATTTGTCAAGCTCGTAATCACCCGCATCCATAAGGGTTTCATTTCCATACTGTCGATCAATGTCCACATGTATGCTTGTGATAGATTGCACAGGCCGCATTGGTAGTTGCAAAACCTGTGGATTTTCGTATGTAGGGCCGTCAAGATAAAAGGTATGTGTTGAGGCCAACATACGGGGTGAGGCAAGATTATCAGGCTTGCGCCACCCCATATAGCGAGCGGTTGCGGATTCCACACGATCAAGCAATGCCTCAAGATCAGTGTTGGCATTATTGCCCGTGATCTCAGGAAGGTATTGCTTGAGTGTGGTAACCGTAACCATTGCCATTGTTACACGTCGCGGCGCGGTTCAAATACAAGTACAAGACCACCGTTGAAAGCCATACCGCTTGTGCCGTTTTGGTCAAAAGTGATCTTTAGCTCATCCAGATCGGAAAAGTCCAAAGCCTCACCACCTGACAGTACGATTGACTCGGAAACGCCCGCGCTCATGCTAGTTGATTCGAAGCTACGAGATCCCAAATCATCAGATCCATTTTGCAGCTTGATAACAACATAATTAGTGCCATCAGCTGTGACCGCAGCATCAGCAACTAGGCGCGCCTCTTTGATTGTCATGTTTCGATATAGCGGCAAGTATTCTGATGAATCTGTGCCGCTTGCGCTAACTTCAAGTTTTTTGTAAAATACTAATTCCATTTCATCACCCTATTATTAAGAGATTGCCATTTTGAAACCAAACGCAACGTTTTTGGTTGCATCAAGATCCAATGTGTCGAAAGTTGCGCGCATTGTAGCCACGATCTCAGTTGCTCCAACATCAATCTTGCGATCGGTTTCAACGAGGATACCGCGACGTTCAAAGATTGTCCATGATGGCGCGTGAGCAAGCAAAATACCGGTTTTGTTGGTTGTTGCATTGTCATATTTACCAGCATCATTGAGATCTGCACTCAAGAATCGTGTCATAATGATCGGCATGCCCGCAATACGTGCAATTTCACCGCTTTGTACTGTTGCCAACGGACCATATTTATCAACGGTTGCAACTTGATCAAGCTCAAGAAGGTTTGCAAGTACAGCCTCAGGGCTTGCGAACATGACAACATTTTGCATTGCAAGCTCACCCATTTGCGCTTTTAAGCCCAAAAGTGCAGCAAATGAGAATGTGGAAAGATCAGCGGTTGCGCTGCGGTCAAAGGCTTGTTTACGCATACCCTTGAACATACGGCGGTGATCGGATGATCCACCCAAAGCGGGGCTTGTTCCCCATCGGCTGCGGATGTTCCAATCAGCGATCGCGTCTTGATGTGTTGCGCTGTCATCACCGTTGATGAGTGCATCTTCCATCGCATCATTAAGATCAGCAACGATTTGACGTTGCAATGAAGGAATAACAGCGATCGCGCTATCCTCTGCGGCTGCATCATCAATGATGAAACGTGACGCAAGGCCCTTGATTGTGATACTCTTTTGTGAGGTTGTGATTGTGCTTGCGGTGTACTGTGCTGGATTGTCGTTTGTGACAGATCCTTTGAGGTACGGACGCCCGCCGCGATTCATGCGAGGTATGAGGATTGTGTTACGCTCAACCGCTTGCTTTTGAAGATTGTCAGCAACAACGCGGGGCAATTGGCTTTGTTCTTCGATGTTGTAGTACAAGTTAGCCGCGAACTGATCGGGGATCCACTCAGCACCAACACCACTGTTATCATTAAAAGCCTTTTGGATCATGGGCTGCATAAAGCGGGGTGCTTTTTGCATGTGTTTCCACAGCTTAAGATCGCTCTTTGGTGTGTGTGGTGTGCTCATGATCATGCGAGCAAGTGCACGCTCTTTGTTGATGTTGATGAGATCGGCGTGCCACTGATTTACAGGTGTATCAGTATCAAGCAAACCCTTTTCCTCAACGCGTACAGTACCACGCCCTGCGATCTGTACGTCTTTGTTTTCGGACTTCCAACGGATCCCGTTTTCGCCAACAAATGACTTGAGCGCATAATCAGGCGCGTTGAGGTGATCCTCAGTTGCAACAGGTTGCGCGTTGGCTTCTTGAATCAAACGCTGTGCGCGCTTGAGATCGTCAAGCTGCTTTTCAAATTGACTGAATTTCTCAGTGCTAGTTTTTTGATGAGTTTTGATCCCCTCAAGGATCGATTTGGCCTCATTTACAAGTGTCTTATCACTCATGTTATTACTCCTTATTAGGAAAGAAGCGCAGCCAAAAAAGCGCGCTCTTGTGGGGTTAAAAATTGTTTCTCTTTGTCTTTGTCCTCATCCTCATCATCCATGTGCGCGCCCTTTTCCTCATCATCCATATCCTCATCATCAGGATCGATCATGTCCTCCTCAAAGGTATCATCATCAGGATCAAGGGCCGCCTCCATATCCTCAGGCATGTCATGCCGTGCATATGTAACGATTACGGTTTCATCAGTCATTTCAACATCAAGTATGTGCTTGAGGTTTGAGATTTTAAAGTTTCTGTTTTGCATATCATATCCTTTGGCGGCAACTGCATCACCGTTGGCGGGTATTGTTACGATTGAGATTTCAAGCAGCTCAGCCTTATCGAAGTATTGCCCGCTTTGACCGTGCGCGGGGTGTGACTTCTCAAGCATTGAGCGCGGTGTTGAATCGATCGGATTAAAGCCCACACTTACGGCATTGAGAAAGCCCGCCTTTGTTTTGCGCGCAACTTCTTTGGCCTGTGGATCGTCCATGTCAAATTCAACATCAACCATCAGCTGACCATCAACCACATCAACGATCCCCTTGCCGATGGGTAAAGCGTTAGCGTTGTGATTGAGAAGGATCACGGGGTTTTGACGAAACTTCGAAAGATCCCAACCGCCTTGATTGATCACGTCACCATATCGATCGGCGTTTGCAGTACTTGCCACAAAAGACACAAGATCGCCCTTTGTTGTACCTTCGCGCAAGATCTCACATTGCAAATTACGTATGTACATATAAACCTCTATATGTGTATATACATCATTGTTGCCTACTTTGCAATATATACAAGAATTACAAGTATTGAGGCCAAAACAAAAAAAATAAAAATATTTGTTGCATGTGAAATCAATATACTATATTGTATTGGTGTGGGGGCAATGAAGCACCGACAAAAACAAAGAGCAAAACAATGACAACACAAGAAACAATCAAGCTAAACAAAGAAGTAACAAAGATTATTGCATTATTCGCAGATGACAAAAACAGCGGGTATACGCTTTTATCAGCAAAGCAAGAAACAAAGTTAATCGTACGGATTCAAGAGATCGAAAGAAAGCTAAATACAACAATCGTGATTGATGGAATCTACAATCACAATCAAGGATACTAATCAACAAACCAACAACAACCCGCCCCCGTACGGGGGCAACTTCAAACCAAAGGACAAAAACCATGAAATGCGTAATCATCACATATCAATCAGGCAAAACAGCTGTATACCTCAAAAGCGATCCCGCGCTACTTGACGAAATCTTGCACTCAAATGACTGGATTGTTGAGCTACAAGAATCTGAGTTTGTACAACCGCAGCCCATCGAAACAAAAGGGGGTAAGTAATGCAAGCCCTTGTATTTATCGCGGCTAATATCTTCAAGCCCGCCCTTTTCATCATCACGATCATCAGCTGCATTGTTGCCGCCTACATCATCACCACAACCAAAGGAACAAATCCCATGACCACACAACACACAACACGATCCGTGCGCAAGCTCATCAAAGCAGTTGGCAAAACCAAAACCGTTGAGCTTCTTGAAACAAAAGGTTTGCGCCTCAAAGATTTTGACATTATGTAAACAGGGATACATTGTTATTTCCTGATACATGAATCTATGTTTGTTTTGCCGCTCCTAACGGGGCGGTTTTTTTTATTTCTGAAAAAAGATCAAAATAATACTTGACCAATATATTATATTGGTTAATATATAAGGGAACCCAACAACAAAGGACAAACAAAATGTTTAAAGTACAAATCGAAAACCAAAACAAAAAAGTAATCATCGAATTCACAGCCGACACACTTGCAAACGCAAAGGCAATCGCTGAGGATCAAGTTACAAAAGCACTTGCACAACTTGCAAACGTAACAAGCGCAACCGCTTTTGTTTGGAACCTTGAGATCGGCGGTATTGACGCAATGCTTGACGCTGACGGATGGGATTACTAAGAACAACAAACCATGATACACAGGCCGCTTTATGCGGCCTTTTTATTTGCGCTTGAAAAACAGATCCGTACACTTTTCAAGCGTATCACCCTCAAGCCCATCACATGCAGCTTGTATGCTTTTCGTGTTGCTTATGTTGGCAATCTCGTTGCAATCGGTCTGCGAGGTTTGCGCATCGATCCCGCGTTGTTGCATCCTGCAAAACATTTCTCGGCACAATAGATCGCCTTGTGCTTGCGTGACAATGAAATCAGGCGCACATATATCCTTGACCAAATCAAGATCGGTCAATTGCTTTTGTACTTCGGTTTGTCCTTTGGCAACCTCATCGCCACCAACGGCCACAACAACAGGCTCATTTTTCTTTGTGGTGTTTTGTATCACAACGATACCGCCCGCGCCCAACACGAGGCCCACAACGCCCGCAATTACTAACTCAATCATCGATCTATTTCCTCCAATCATCAAACGACCATATCAAAAATTCCACAAGCAAAATAATGCTCAAAAGCCCGATGATCCAAAAGTCAGCGGGCATGCCATACATGTACATTTCATTCCTCAATCACGGGTATCAATGTGCACCTGCAATTTATATCCTCAGCTGCGATGCCAAAAGCGGCGGGGCTTTCTGTGCTGTCACCCGTCGAAGGTACAACAAATTTTTCATTTACATCAACCGTTTGCCCATCAAGCTCAACATGTGTATCACGCACTTTATCATCACGTGAGGATAACCACTCTTTGCGGATGTTGATCCCGTTGTTTGCGGCTGTTGAAAATGCTTGATCGGTTGCCATGTTGACGGCCTTTGTTGATTCTGTGCGTGCAATGATGCGCGCCCGCTTTGCGGAAAAGATTGCATCACGCTCAAGATCCCGCGCCATCTCATCGACTGAATCACCGTTCAGTAATCCCGCCTCAACAATACGCTTGATCTTGTTGGCTGTGGTTTGGCTGATCTGCATTGATGCAAGATCATTGGCATTGACAGCCGCCTCACGACTTCCAAAGACTAGATCCAACGGCTTTGTTTTGCCCGCACGCACAAAGACATCATCAAGCGCATCATTGCCCGTCAAACTCCACACGCTCAACCATTGGCGGCCCATTTGTTGCTGCAAAATGCGCATTTCATCAGCCATCGAAAGCAAAGAGGCCCAATCAATCACGGCCCGTGTAACCTTTGCAGATCCCGCATGTTTGCGGCTGACAACATAATCCTTGATACGCTCTTGATACCGCTTGAGGGCTTGCCTGAGATACGAGTACACCGCGCGCTCAATGCTTTTTTCAGCGGGTTGTTGTACGCGTGTCACCCAACCTTGCCACATATCCGATCGCTCTTTGCGTGCGTTGATCTTTTTCTTTTCATCCTCAATCAGCTCTTTCATGTACGTTTGACCACGATCACCAACAACAAACCACTTGATTTGCGCAACGGTACCGGCAAGGCGAAAATCTTGCAAGTGACGGGCGGCCCATGCCTCACGCTTGCGTATTGCCATTTCCTCAGTATCGGTTTGCGGCTCTTTATCAGCGCGATCAACAATAGGCTTGAGCCGCCTGTATTGGTTGTTTCCCTCAATGTTGCCACCCTTGCGCCATATCTGCGGCCAGTTGTCTTTGAGATCTTGCGCATAGTCTGCATCAAAAACCCTGTATTGTGAATTTGCAAGCGATACCTTGCGATCATCGCCCTGTGTAGGGAAGTTTGTGATTTCTTCCTTTTTGGTTTGCTCCTTTTCCCACGGGGCAAGCGGTGCGGTTTCATCGAATCGATCATAAAGCTCTTTGATTTGCTCATACAGCCGCTCTTTGTCCTTTTGGGTTGCGCCGCTCAGGTTGTAGTATCCCGCGCCAAACTTTGGCTCACCACGTACCGAAGATCCCGCAGCCACAACACCACGAAACACGATTTGCAATTCACCGTTGATCATTTTCGCAATGGGCAAGCGATACGAGGCGGGATCATCATCGCCACCACGATTGACAAACAAAAAGGCTTGAGCGTAACGGTCCATGTTTTCGTCATCACCTAAGATGCGCTTTGCCTCACGCTTTGTGAAGCCCCACCCTTGATCCTTTGGTGCAAGCTGCAAATCCTTCCAACCAAAGATCAAATGTTTTTGTTGATCATCATCCTCAGCGTTTGCAAGCGGGTGATCCTCAGGCAATAGATCTGTGTCGTATGGGCGGCGGCGATACTTGCCCGTACGCAAGGCATACAACAAACCGTTGACGCGGCCCATGGCCCACTGTTGCCCGCTTGAAACCGAAGGGCGCACGCTCTCAGGGTTTGACTCATAAGCGGCCAACCCTCGCCAATATGATACCGCCAAATAGTTTGAATTTGTCAGGCGTTTTTTTGCGTTGTCGCCGTACTCCTCATTGTGATCAGCGGCTTTTTTTTTTAATGCCTTTTGCGTTGATTCGCTTAATGCATCCATCGCCTCTTTTGCATTGCTCTTGAGGCCATAGTTTGTCTCTTGCTTTTGGTCTTTGCCGATGGCACGCAAGATCAATTCAAGGGCGCGCACGTTTTGGCCCTCCTCATCGCCTATGTCCTCAGCTGGGTTTTCACGCTCATCCTGTGGTATGATTGGCGCATCCTCAAGGCCCTCATACAAATACGCCTCAGCGGGATCCATACCGTTGAGAATGTGCTTTGTTACGCGGTCAAGTTGTGCATTTCGAACATCTTGCAAAGCCTCAACGCCTGAATAATCGATCTCCACACGCAAGGAAGTGTCAAACCTTTTGGCGATCTGTGTGAGTAGGAAGCTCAACCGCTTGCCCCGCTTTGTTTGTACTTCCCAATAGTTTTGCGCCTGTTGACGTGATACGGCAAAGTTTGCACTGTTATCACCCAACACCGAAGGCGGCACACCAAAGACCGCGCTGATCGCTTGCCTTGTGTAATCTCGCACCGCTTGAAACTCAAGATCACGCGGGTTGATCTGCAATGGTTCGATCTTGACTTGACCGCTCAAGACCATTGCACCGCCCTCGCTACTCATGCCCCTGTATGCGTCAAGTATCGATCGCCTTTGTTCATAATCCCAAATATCAGCCTCATCAGCTGGACTGATCAAAATGTCAGGGCGGCCCTTTTTGGCTGAATCACTGGCAAGCTTTTGCGCGCTTATATCGGCCCCTATTTCGCGTTGTAAAGGTTGGATCCCCCCGACACCATACAAAGCATTTACGCCCGCGCCCCATGATGCACTTTGAGCGTATACGACACGATCGATCGGATATGCAACAACGTTGCCGCTGTCCTCAAACTCAAAGCCCTTGATACCCATCACAGGATCCGTAATGATTCGGGTTTGCTCAGGATGCAATCGAAACAATGAGGCGGGTGTATCTTGAGGCCCCGCAAGCAACACATAACATCCACCTGTGAGCATCAAATCAACGATCAACTGCTCACGGAATGAAAAGCCGTCAACGTACGTGCTCGGTTGATCCATCAAATCTAAAAACGGATGATCTGTGAGTACTTCGCTATTTTCACCGCGCCCGCGTATGAGCTTGATCGGCAATGCCGCCAAATCTTGTGATGCTCTTGAAACCGCCGCAAACACATATCCATGTTGCGAAAATGCAGCCATCGAAACGCCTGCAGGGTATGGATTGCGCGCACCCTGTGCCCGATCCCAATCGGCCCCATGTGCGGGCCGCTCAGGCTTCTCAACGGGTTTGGCAAATGCCTTGGTTATTGGTTCGATCAAGCGCACCCAAAATGATGCGGGTTTTGCTGGTAGATCTTTGCTCATATATCACCTCACATTTGCAAATATAGCACGATCGCAAGGGTATTGCCCAAATACAACAAAGGCCGCATGATGCGGCCGTGTATTGCGGTTTTTTGCCCTTATTTCAGGGCTTTCAAAAGCAAGCGCATTTTTTCAGCATTTGTGAGGATGTTGATCAGCCCTTTGTATCCGTTGCCGATTGTCTCAATGTTGCTGGTTTGTAGAAACATTTTTTCAAAAGCTATGAATTTGTGATGCTCGTTGCTTCCTTGAAAGTAAAGCCCAAAGTTGCGATCTCGTACAATAGCGCGCATCAATGAAAGTGCATTTTCAACGGGTGTTGTGCATGTGTGTCGCTCACCCTCACAATATACAACAAGCTCAATGCGTGTGCTTCCTATGTGGCGCGCACGAAACTCAACGCCGTTTTCATAGGTTGCAACTGTTGTGAGCTTGTCGCTGAGGTACAAATCAAGTGTCATGCCGCTGTGACGTGCATGATTTGGCTGTGTACCTTCAACAATTTGCGCCTTGAAAGTATCTTTTTTCTTGAAAATAACTGTGTTTTGACGGTTTACAATAAATTTTGATTGGATGTGCAACATTTTGATTGTCCTATTGTTTGATTGTTGTTGTAGTTTTTCCCTACACACTCAATATAGTATATTGGTTTTTTGTACGCAAGTTTTTTTTTGATCTTTTTTGAGAAAATAAAAAAGGCCCCATGTGGGGCCACAGCTTAAAGAATTTTTTAGCTGTATTTTTTGCGAGCTATTTCTTGGAAATGCCCCAATTTTGTTTCCCACTT